GTGCTGAGCCATCTGCCGATGGCTCGGAAACAGGCGCAGGCGCCTGTATAACGGCCTCTACAAGGCCTAAACGAATCGCTTCATCGCGATTCTCTTCGTTATAAACGAACTCTAAAAACTCGGCAGGATCGTTGCTAAAACGAGCACGAACCTTAGCCGGTAATGATTCGAATGCGCTTTGCGCTTCAACGATAGCATTCATAGCAGAATGATAATCATTAACCCCGTCAAAATCCCCATATTGGGGCATTCGGACTGGAGCTATAAGCTCACCAGTACGTCCGAATCTTTCCATAATAGTATTAATATCGCATTCCTCACGGAATTGCTGTTGTGCCATTGTAGGATCAAGGCACTCTAAGCCGCTATCATTGCTAGCGGCATCTCTATCATAATTGTACGGAGTACGTAAAAAAGGTATTTTCATAAAAACTCCTAAGGTAACGCTTGAAGCAATAGCTTCAGCTCTGGTAAATAAGGACTTAACTTACTCTTAATTGCGGATTTCTCCGCTTCGCTTAAATTCTTTAAGCGTTGTTCATCATAACCAGACAAACGAGTAGCTTGTCTGATTTGATCTGTTAGCGCCTTATATTGGCCTGCAGACGCAGAGCCAGTAAGAACACGCTGTTTAGATTCAGCTATATCTTGAATAATCTTATTAAGACTCTCAATAGACGTAGCCTCCCATTGAGGTCTTGATGAGTACAAATGAGCTGTCTGCATAGCAGTGTGTGCACGTTGAGTATCTAACAATGGAACTTCATTAGCAGTTTTCATTGTTAACTCTTTCTGAGTAGCGATCTTTTCTTGCGTAAGCTCGCCCTCTTTCGCCAAATTGATGGCTTGTTGTTTAAGTATCTCACGCTCCATTTGTCCCTTAAAACCTCCAACAGCAGACGCAACAACGTCATGCTTGGGTGGAGGAGCTTGCATAGTAGGCGGAGTACCGCCACCCTGAGAATAAGCAAGCATAGGGTTTAAACCCGCAGCTTGCATGTCCTTAACTGATGTCTGATAACGAGTCTCGAACATCTGCTTATTTAAAGCGTTAGCTTCAGCAGATGCCCGAGCGTTAGCATCATTAGTCATAGACGATCCCAAGAGGCCTAAGCCTCCTGAAACCAATCCACCTAACAAAGCATCTAACATAAAAACTCCTTAGAAATGGTCGATTAAACCAGGTACGGAGTACATAGGAAGCGGACGAGCCGCCTTAATATCAAAAAATGTATCTAATAGAAATTGCTGACCATTGGCAGCAGCACCTACTGCAACTATACGAGAAACAGGGGGATTATCTTGTATAAAAGTACTGTTAAGAGTAGGCAAGCTAGTAAACTTCTGAGCAAGATGCCAAGGGTCGATAGTACCAGCACTAGTAGACTTAAATAAACCGCTAATCTGAGATGGGTTGTACCTATACTCTGCCCAACGCTCTTGATAACCGAATACATTAGTGTCATTAGCAGACCCATCACAATAAATTTCACGGTTAAGAACCGCCTGTTCGCCAAGCATAGCGAACGCCGGAAAATAAAAATCGTATCGAGTTGAACGACTCCACATCTTACGCAAACCTTGCTGGTAAGTAAGGTCTGCACGAACCGAGACTAATCCGATAATGACGCCGTGTTCTGTAAAGGACTGGGTGAATCCATGTCCATGTGCCAATGCAGTACCCATTGCAGCGAGGTTACCCAATGGAGCAGTAGTTCCACTAGCACCTGTACCGGACGTCTGAGCAATCGGATTGACATTAACGGGAGAAGTGCCGCCACCAAGATACTCAGGACGCTGCAAGCGAGCATCCGGAGAGATAACACCAAAGTGAGCACGAATAATTTCAGTATATCGAGTACCACCGCGAGCATCCCTTTCTAACAGCTTTTGAATCTGAAAAGACTGTCTTAATTGATTAATAGTTGCAGCAGTAGCAGTAGATAAATCTGCATACAAACCGGAATTATTACCAAACTTAACATCAACAACACCAGTAGAAACGTTAACACCTAATAGACCACTAGTACCAGCAGCAAAATTGCCTGCTTTTAAAGTTTGATTAGTAAACGTAGAACTAGTAAGTGTAGGAACTGTGTTGTTAGATAAAACACTTGCGCTACCACCTAAAGGCAAAGTAACAGAAGTACCCTTCTGAGGCCAAGGCAAAGCACTCGTAAAATAATCATGACGCTTACCACGTCTCAACAAAGTGTAATTAGTTGCAGGAGTAGGATCAGGACCATCGCCAGTATTAACTACAGCAGATGTTTGTAAATTCTCGTCTCTAAACCAATCATTCCAAATTAAATTATATGCACGAGTAAAAAAAGCGCAGTGGCTAACAGTATTGCCAGCTCCAACTTGACCAACGGTAGGGAGTCCCATGTAATCCTGTAAAGAACCTACTGCATAACCGCCTGCGGGGGAAACCTGCTGAGGAACGACATAACTAATAGAATCCGTTGGATTATCCTGCTCACCCATAAATCTCTGCCAATTATCCCAAATTAATCTATTTGGAACAAAGAAGAAGAATGAATCTATATGCATGTTATCCATAATAGGAAACAAAGGCGTGGCAAGACGAGCAAATGCTGTCATCTTCAAATTAAACGTATCACCGGGGAGTACTTCATCCACATATACAGGAACTAAATAGCCTGCATCAAACGTAGTTTTGTGGGTTTTCTGAATCTTAAATGACGACCGAGGAATATCGGCCTTAGGGATCATTGCAAACTGGTGCAAATTAACTGACTTATTACGGTGCATTTTAGCTCCTATTCTCCTACCCGATTTTAAAAACAAAATCGGGCAGGCCTGTTAAAAACCTTATGCTTTAGCTTGTTTGCCTAACATAAGAACCTTCATATCATCATGCGACGTTATACGACCAGTACTATCATCGAAAATGCCTATTTCGTAAAGATCAAAATCATCAGAATGATGAAATAATTGATTATCAGCGGCTTCACGCTGAACTTCATCCATAAACGACCTAACAGCCATTGCAGGCGTAGGTACAAACCAAGGACGCATATAAGCATCCGCAGCACGATCTTTAATAGCGACAATAACTTGAATCATAACAACTCCTTATAATTATACTAACTTACGTTTTAAACGAGATAACTTAGCTTTAAGTACCTCTTCCTTAACTAACAACCGCTCCGCTGTATTGTCGAATGCTTGGGCTTTAGCAGACTTCTCCCGATCCCACTGCAATTGATCAAATTCATACGGATAGTCATCAGCATACTTCTTGTCATAGAACTTCGGTGGCTTACACTTCTTACCGTTTACAATGACATAATCATGAGGATAAACATCATCCTTATACTTCTCATACCACTTATAACCAATACCTGGCTTCAAAGACATCTTATTAAATTCAGGCTTACGCTGAATAATCTCACCAGTCGTAAAATTTACTTCTTCATAATGCTGTTCTGCCATATCGCCCGTTACTTTCTTCATAATATAACGAGCAACATAAGCAGCAGACTGAAAATTTACTTCACCAATACTGGAGTACCCAAAAGGCCACAACTCTTCAAGAATTTTAGAACGGTATATTTTTGAACCGGACTCAGTCTTTTGCCAAAGATACTTATCTTCAAAATCCAAATTAAAAATGCATGCATGAAAATGAGGTCTCCCAAAGTTTTCGCCGTATTCTCCGGCCATATAAAAACGAATTGTCTTACCCTGAAAACGCTTTCTTAAACGCTTCATGAATCTCTGAAAATCATCATAATGTAACGAATAATCTTCAGGTAAATGCTCTTCATCATAAGTTAACGTAATAAAACAATTATCCTTATAAAGACTAGCCTCATGCATACATCTAATAGCCCACTGACGTGATCTCTCAAGGCGACACCCAACACACTGCCCACAAGGTAATTCTAAAGACCTAACAATGTCATGCTTCCGCGCTTCCGTAAAAACGATAGATTTATCAAAACACTGATAAGCCTTTAGAGGCTTAAAACAAGCCATATCACAAACGCCAACCACCACGCATCGGATTTAACTTCATATTCGCTGCTTTAGTGTGACCTACATGCTTCTTAAAACGCTTCGCTGAACTACGTTTATTTACAGGCTTACGACGTAAAGGACTATACATTTGAATCTCCTAAAAAGTGCAGTATATACTACATGGTGTCACCT